AAGTGAAATAACTTTTAGATATTTTTTGCAGAAGTATACAGGGTCTTTACCACACTTGACATATTCTTTGACCTCCGCTTCTGTAAATTGATGTTGAACACCATCACGCTTGACATTAATATTGCCAAGATAAGATTCATTCTGATTCGGGTTCTGCATCAATCACCACTCCCGACTCCGATTGTATGAGTCGTTGTAGGTCAGTAGTAGTCCCTACAAAAAGATTGTTCGTGGTGTTACCTAATTGTTTAGGTTCATCCTTCTGGTTAATGTCTTTGTTTTTCTTATTCAAATCCATCAGTTTGTCGTTGATATCGGCAATGTTTTTCATCATACCCGATAAAACTTCAAACGCACGAGGATGCTCTGATTCACGAGCAACTTCAATCATTAGTTCTAAACTCTCTTCACCTTTGGCTAAAAGGTTATAATATGTATTACGAGAGTTATTATAATCGTCTTTTAAATTCTTTTCGTCTTCACTCATTAACTACCATCACTATCTAATATTGTTTCAACAAATCCATAGTCACTATCAGCACTGACCGTATTCGGGTCAGGTGTAATCTTAATCTGTTCTATAAACACATCAGAGTCAGCAAGACCCGCATCTTGATTATATAGGTTACCACGAACATCACGGATAATTTTACTACCAGTATCCAGTGGCCCGTGGAAGTTAATCTTCATCTCAAAATCAAGAGTGTAGATAATTGTTCTTCTGTCTCCAACCGCACCTTCGAAGTTGTCTTCCATAACCACACCCGTAAGTGTGACAGGGACATCCTCAACAAAAGATGGGATATCAGAGAAAGGTTTTACAGTGACCGTATATTGTGGCGTAAAGTATGGTAGGATTTGTTCTACAATCTGTAGGCCATCATCCTGCGTCTTTGTATATATGTTCAACTGAAATGTGATATTGTATGGTATCGAGGTGTATAGTTTCTGTCTAGTCAGATAACTATTCTCGATTGCCTTAGATATATTGTTTACTTTTGGGAGTTGACGAGTCGCGTCATAGGTCATACTCGTAATCTCAAACGACATACGAGGCAGTTTCAATGCGACCCTACGTTCAGAATCCTCACCATTTACCATCTGTTCTAGTCGTGCAATAAAGTTTCTCTTCGGTGCGTAGGACAGAGGTGTTTTGATTGTTGAGATTGTCTCACCCGCACTGTTCTTACGAAGAACATACAGGTTATTGAACAACGAACCGAATACCGATACCGCAGTCCTTACTCTCTTGTGATAAAACCAAGTTCCAAACATTATTCGATATCTCCAAATGGATTGGACTCAGAGAAGTCAAGGAAGTCAGACTCGAAACTATCAAAGATTGCGTTCTGTGCATCTTCCTGTATCTCTTGGAGTTGTTCTACCAATGTAGGTGTTGCAAGGCCGTTACTTGTTTGACCGACTACAAAAGCGTTTGTCGTGAACTCATGGAAGTTACCATCAGTCGCGCCCACATGCGCGAGTCTCAGTTCGTTACCTGAGTCACTCCAGAATGTAACCTCACCTTTCATATTATAATCTGTAAACTCTTGAATGACGGTTTCGCCGATAGTATATCCACCACCAGACGAGTCCAGTGTCAGTTTATACTGGAATGCACCTTCCGATTCAACCACATCAATACTTCTAATATTAGTATCAAAGTCCTCGTCACTGTATTCGAACAGTTCACAAGTCATGCGGAATGTCGGTAATTGTTCTAATTGATAGAAAGGAGTTTCGGTCTCGACTCTCTCAATCTGAAAGATAGACTGAGACAACGGAAGATAAATCAGGTCACCCTCACGAGGACGGAAGTTCTTCTCTGTCAGTCTACTACCGATGAGTTGTTGCCATCTCTTTCTTGCAACAACAAATGTTGCTTGGTCACGGAGTTCTACACCGAACTTAGTGAACAGGTCACCCTCTCCACCGAACCCTTCGGCGTTCTCGATATACATCTCAACCTTGTAAGAGGAACTGAAACGCGAAGGAACATCGTCCAGAAATACGGTATCTTTGTTTACAATCTCGCGAGGGAGATAATAAACATCCTGTCCATACATCTGTAGGGCTTCGATGGTGATGTCCTCAAACATGTTCTGTTCAGAACGGACACCATATTTGAAATAAGGGTTCGTAGCCATTTAATTATCCTACGAAGAAATCGGGTGGAGTGTCATACTCGTTATATATTCTCTGACGAATTGTTTCCATTTCACCCCGTGCATCTTCTATGATTTGTCTACCGTTCAGAGTAACACCGCCTGGCAGTTGCATTCCTTCAAACTTAACTAGGTTCTGACCCCATTGTTCTTTGATAAGTGCGGTTGCATATTCCTTGAGGAACATATGATTGTAAATAGTTCCATTATTATTAGGGTCTGAGGCAAGATACATTTCAATCATAATCTTATCGCCTGCTTGTAAGTCACCCTTTGAACCACCCAAATCACCCCAAATATTGAGTGTGTGTCCACTTCTACTGAATTGAATTTGTGGGTGTCCTGATAGTTTTAAGTCAATCGTTGAAAGATACTGTTGCATTTGTTCATAGTATGCGAGGTCACCTACACCAGTCTGTAAGTCCCACAGGTCGTTCAGACGCATTTGATATTTGATATCAAAGAAGTTTACACTGCTTGTTTGGTCATCAATCGGAAACACTCGCACAACACTTAAAATGTTTTCTGGAACTTGGATTATTGTTGAGTCTAAATCGAAATCAATAAATCCACGGTCAACCATATCTTGTGTGATTGTCACTGGAATATATGCTCTATAACTACCTTCTGTAACATAATCAATGAACAGTTGAATAGCATCATCAATACGGTCTTCGATTTGTTCATCATCAACATTGATTTCAATAACGGGATGACCCAATCTACGAAGACAGTAATCGATAAATTGTGTTCTTGTTGATATTCTGCTATATGCCATATTACTATTTATCCTTAATTCAACAACGTTCCAGATGCGTTATACACTGAAATCAATCTTTTTGAGACAGGTTTGCCGCCAATCAATGCGGAGTCAGCGCTGATATTACCCGTGCCTGAAATATTATTACCGTTGAGGTCAAGATTGCCGCCAAGTTGTGGTGTCGTATCTTCTACAACATTATTGATTGATACACCTTGTGCAAGTGATATAATATCTGCGGAATCAACATGGAGATTGCCGACATACAAATCATCAAAATCAAATTTACCATTTGTTGCGTCAAAAACCATTCTCGCATTATCATTAACATCACGGATGGCTATATTACCGCCATCCAAGAATTGTAAATATGAACCCGCATCGGAATCGCCTGTGATACGAAGTTCCCCAGTGCGATTTGATATATATGAAATCCCAGCAAAACTATTTGCGTTGCCGTCATGATAAATCTGCAAGTCATCGGCATTACCCATCTTTATTTTGGGCCCACCTATACCCAAATTATGGTCATTAAGGTCAATACCACCACTTGATTTGACATCGCCGGTGACAAAAATACCATCGCTTGTAGTTTCGAATCTTTCACTTCCATTATGATAGAGTTCAACAAAACCGCCGGAGCCATTGTCCTTTGCCCAAAGAATTATTTCGTCCTCACTAGCCGTTTTACCGTTCACAATTTGAACATTGCCGGATTGACTTGCTCCTTTTAGACGAAGTGCGTTGTAACCACCAAACATAAAGAAATTTTCAGTATGATGTATGTAACTGTGACCGTTAGAACCCGTGCCATCGCGATAGATTAATAAAGCACTATCATCACCAAATCTGGCTTTATCATCATTTCCAAAATTAATGTCGTTGTTGTTTGTCTCAAGATTGCCACCAAGTTGTGGAGTTGTGTCTTCTACAACATTATTGATTGATACACTCTGTGCAAGTGATATGCTAGTCGCTGAGTCGAGACCTGCGCCGCCTGCAAGTGATACGATAGTCGCTGAGTCAACTTTAAGATTACCGACATACAATTGATTATGGAATGTTGATGTATCACTATCAAGGGTAAGTTTCACCGAAGAGTAATCATAACCCGAAAATAGTTGTGTAGTGCCATCACCTCTTGCTAAGAATCTTGTGCCGCCTCGACTTCTATAATCGTTGCCATTATCCAGCGGCCCCCAACTTTGACCACCAAAAACATTACCATCGGTTGCGCCTGCGCGAAGTTCAAAACCATAACCTGATTTACCCCTTGCAGTTACAGAGTCAAAGAATGAAAGTAGTTCGAGACCTTGTCTATTACTAACATTTAATCTTCTTTCACCAAAATCGGAAATATTTCTAACACCCATCGCCGCTATTACTACGCGAGATTGGTCACTATCCCACCTAAAGTTTTCGTGTTTAAATTCGCGACTACCCTTACCGCTATAACCGAGCGGGCCGGTGGCATATCCATCGGGCGCATAACCAAAGGTTGATATTGTCCTTATTCGATATTCACGATTCCATGGGTCTGGAGATTGTGTTGTTGAGTCGATATATTTCGTGTCTGCATTGACGAAATTGCTATCGCGACCATACCCCCAAAGAACCACTTGAGAACCAGTTCTCAATCTTGATGCAATATTCTGATACCCAAATGGGTCTCCATCCTGCTGGTTCTCAAGATGGCCGTTAAATGAGTTTAATGATTTTCTTATACTCAATCCTGAACCTTCATTAGGTTCATAGTAATACCTATATTGTCTGATATTATCATTACCGATAATCATATTATGACCGAGGTTGACCGAGTGGCCACGGCGGCCTTCAAAATATCTCGTATCAGGTATACCGTTGTCATACGATTTGGTGAATGGGATATCTCTAGGGCCATAATAACCGCCTTGATTCGGCCATATCGTTACATTAATTGAGTCTACTTGAAGATAACTTCCATAACCTTTGACTTTCAAGAAACTTGAACCGAAACCTGCATTAGTATAGTAACTAGCATTATAGTTCCTAGTGTCTTTTTCATCAGAGTCTTTACCGATGATTACAAGGTCAGAGTCACCACCCGATGCGTTAATAAATGCAAAGGTGCGATTCTCACCACCACCAAAGGATGCTGGTAATTCACCTGTAGATACCGAATCCATATTCATTCTGAATTCGGTTCTTTTATTATTGAACCTAATGGTCGAAGGTGCAGATGCACCAGCGGAGTCACTTAGTCCCAGTATACCGTTGATTATAAAGTCACTATCTGGAAGATTTGATATTCTCGATGTGACATTGGTTGTAAACGAACCACCATCAGCAGTGCTGATAGTAAGGACACCTGTTCCCGAATCAAACGCTGTCGAGGATAGACCCGCGCCCGCCGCGATAGATACAGTTCCTACAGAGTCAATGAAACCACTTGAATCAACCGTAAAGACTGGGACAAGTGATGCAGAACCATATGTTCCTGCCGTTACCGTTGTGTGTGCGGTTCTGTCTACTTCACCAGTCAGATTACCTGTGACATTACCTGTCAGATTACCTGTGACATTACCAGTCAGATTACCTGTGACATTACCCGTCACATTACCCGTCACATTACCTGTGACATTACCACTCAATGCGGCAGTAATAGTTCCTGCACTGAAGTTACCAGATGCGTCACGAGCAACAATCGCAGAACCCGTGTTCGCGTTTGTCGCAGTAGTCGCAGAGTTGTTAACCTTACCCGCAGTCGAAATCGTTGCGAGTTTTGTATCAGCAATTGCGGCA